TCACCTTTGATGACCAGAGGTGCGTTCTTAACAACAACATCTTCTAATACTTCAATATCCAAACGAGGGTAGCCAGTTATTACCATAATGCGGTAGAGGTCATTGATAATACGTTGACGGGCAGCTATTGTATTTATTGCGGAGACGAAAGGAGAGTTAGAATAAGCCTTAGTTGGGTCCTGCCTGTAGTAAGAAACGAACACGGAAACGACATCCAGCGATATATTGTTACCACCGCCTGTCGGCACCTGTTCGGGTGTGAGTCTACCATTAGTCTTTTCAAACCACTCTAAACTGAGCGGGTCTATTAACCTTATAGCCTCAAAAACACCCTCTTTACTAACAATGGCTTCCGCAACCAACATACCTCGCAGCAGTAGCATATACCGTAATTCCTCAGCCATCGCTCGTAACGTCGGTTTATATTGGAAACCAACGGTGTTGTAGTCATAACGAGTCGTCAACGTATCAAGAATGGCGTTCAAAACCTTCTGACCATTTCGGTCAATTTTGTCGTTTATATCCTTCACGTACATAACTGGTTTGGTGTCGGCTGTAGTTAGATAAGCATTAACGGCAGCAGAAGCATCCGCGTCCTGCACCAGTAAGTTCTGTAACAGCGTATTAGCATCATCAGCCGAACGAGTCGTGAAAATATCCGTCAAATGGTCACGATAGGCGGGGACTGTTAACACGTTCGCCGAGTTATTACTTTGGAAAGTAGGAGAGTTCGCTACCCCCTGTGGGCTTGGAGTCTTTTTAGGTAAAAGAATCTGACCTAGTTTGCTAGTAAGACTGGTTGCCATGAGGTTACGCCTCTCTTGTACAAAATTTGTTAATTAGGTTGAAGTATATCAGAGCAGACCGCCCTTTAATAACCCCTAGACTGATGACCCCACAGATTCGCCCGACTCTGGCCACCGAGGTTAATGGCACCGTAAGCCAAAACCGTTCTCGCTTCCTCTGTCTTGTGGCCTACAAACTCCCCACGATAAAATTTCACGCTAGTCGATAAGTAGGCAAGGCTATGGAAGTAATGGTCATGGCCAGTTAGTTTACGCCAAACAGGGGTTTTCTCCCCCATTTTCTCCCGAACCATGTCGCGCAGATGAGATTTGATAACCTCTTTCTGTTGGCCATAGTTGTGGAAGGTAATCAGGCCGTCGCGTACAAGGTTGGCCAAACTGTCTAAATGGTTTGTTCTATCCACCTGTAAGGTTTTGCGCGTCTCAATTTTGTCGGAAATCTCGACAGTCCCTGTGTAGTGAACAGGAATAATGCGACCGTTTGTTGCATCAAAGAGCTGTTTGGCCAGAGTTTGCTCAGGGAATAAGTCCACGCAGCCTTGTTTGAAGTGGTACTTCTCATCCAAGGCTTTAACACGCGCTAGTAAATCATCCCCTAAAACAGTGATAAATTCGACAACATCCACGCCTGACTTCAAACCTGCCGCGCTGCAACCGATAGTGATATGGCAAATAGACCCCACGTCGATTCCAATAAAGTAATCAACACCTTCGGGAACGTCTCCGACTCTGAAGCAGGGATTTAACTCTGCTTCTGTCAAACGACTGGCTGACTCTTCAAAGGTTTCACCGAGAACGGTGTTATACCAGCCGCGTAGGAAGTCACGGTCACGGTACTTGATAAGCTCACTGATAATGTAAGCTGGAGTCAATGTTGACACTGTAAAGGGACGAACACGGTAGCCCCGGGCAAGGTCACGATGAGGGAACTCAGCAACCCAATCGCGTTTACCACCATGTAGGTCAAGGGCAGAGCCGCACTTTTCACAGGTGACGACGACGCTATTTAACTGTAACTCGTAGCGGTCGATCATGGGTGTGTCAATATCCGTCAGCTTAATCTCATCAGGTAAGCCGTCGATATGAATAAAGTCTTTTGTAAACTTAGGTAACTGCCAGTGGTTACAACAATCACACTTTAAAAAGTATTCACGCTGGTCTGTTGTCGAGTAACCTTGATGGATGCCGAAGTTCTCAAAGGTAGGTGTGCTGAATTGTTGCATGATACGGAAGCTGGATGCCTGCATACGCGAACCAAGCAAGCCAACCATTTGCTGATTTGAGAGGTCAACTTCATCGACCATGACAAAATCAGCAGGTGTTGAGGTAGCACTGCCCTCAGTAGCTGGAACCACCATAAGGTAAGAGTCGCCGATTTGTTGAATATCCACTGAGCGAATAGGCTTGCCACCGCTCAGGTTAAACACTCGGTCGTTTTCGATGATAGGCATGACCCGAGTCTGAGAGTTTTTCTTCATCATCGGTTCGTTGGGGAAGGTCATTAGGACGGTGACCCCCCGATTACGGGCGCAGAAGGCAGCGGCTTTACGGATTTGCGTTTCTGTATTATGCGTTGCAATTAAGCCCTTACCTGCAAGATAAAGGTGGTCGTCTGAGTCCACGGTAATACACTGAGTAGGTACTGACTCTACCTTATGAACCCCAACGATTCTCCGATTAAAAGCTTCCGTCCGTCTGCCATCTTGCTTAACGCGAGCTAATTTCCTTGGTAACTTGAACATAGGAAAGTCGGCATACCCCATAAAGCTTATCTCAGCACAGGGGAGCTTGGAGTTAATAACGTGGCCAGACTTCATGGTAGTGGACTTAGCTTCTCTCCAACGCACTCTTGGCTTAAAGCCTAGTGACCTAACTAACTCAAGAAACCCTTCTACAATCTGAGTATTGGTATTGGAGAAACTTGGACGACCTCTCTTCGTAATCGTACCATCTGTGTCCATCAACCCCCTCAAAAGCTCAAGCCTAGCTTCGACAGATGCTTCAAGGTAAATGCGGGGGATATGCTTATTTTGGATGACACCAAGACGGTTTAAGTCACTGTAAACAGTCTTAAACTTCTCAGTATTTAGTTCAGGTTTCAAGGTGACAGTTTTCTTACCTTCAGGAGTTACTCGGCAATTAAAACCCTTAGCAACTAAGGTTTTAACATATTCATCAGCATCTTCCACCAAGGCGGTGATATTCGTGGAGTAGCTGTGCCCATCGCCAAGCCATAGGCCAAATAGGTAAGGGTCTAAAGGTAAGCTAACCTGAAGGGGGTTTCGCAGGGGAGCTGTCGTGGGGATTGAGAAAACATGAGCTTTCCCCTTACTGTAGCAAGTAAACATCGTCTCGGTGTTGATAACACCCTGTTTAGCATAAATGTCGTAGTCTTCAGGATACATACGACCTGTTCTTGGGAATAGGCCGTTTTCGTTGAACATTCTATCGCACTTAACGAACCAGCGGTGTTTACCGTCTGTTACAATTTTTTCCCCGTCACAGAACTCAACCTCGTAGCAATCTCGGTCAAGATGCACAGGGGACTTGTAAGTTACCTCACAAGGTAAACCTTTTGAGCCGTAAATTTTATCGCCAACAGCTAAGGACTCCATTGTCTTCCAACCGTTAACTGTCAAGATGGGGGTATCAAGCGCGAGAGCTAACCCTACCTGTGAAATTTTTATAACGTGTAGGTTCGGGTGTAGGTCATCGACAATCGCTTTCTGGAACGGAAAACGCTTGAAGTTAAAGGGTGCCGACCGTAGAGTAGTATTCTTGCAAACCCAGTCAGAGTAACTCATATTGATTGAGTCCACCGAGAAGCGGGTGTTTATCTCATTTCGCAGGTCTAAGGCAAAAGGGTTCGACATACTTTTGTTACTCAAATGTAAAAGGTGTTGCATTAGCACCTATTAAAATTTATTCTCTCTAAACCCACAGAGGACACACAACATGGCCGCTAATCATTACTACCCTCCGCTTCAGGAAGGTTCACTCCGCGCACTGCTAGTTGTCAAGGCAGCGATCCAAACGGAAGGTGACGCTTACTTGGATAATGCCAACTATTCTGATGAGATAGTAACAAACTTACGACATCTTTTCACTGGCAGTAAACTTAAAGTAAAAAAAGAACGCCCTAAATCGGACACTCCGTTGGATTTAGAAGCGGAAACCCGCGCTCTTTACGACGAGTTAATGGAATTTACGATCGAAAATGAGGATGGCGGTTTAAGCACAGGGGAAACTCTGAACGCTATCAAGACACGGACGCAACTGCTTGAGAAGTTACTTGGCCAGCTTGAGCGGTCAAGTGAAGTTAAAAAATATGGTCAGTTCCGCGAATTTGTTATTCAGCAGATGTCAGCGTACTTGACTGCCGATCAACGTAATGAATTTATGAAAGCTTTGGATGGTTTGGTATGAAAAAATTCGGAGTACGAATCCCTGTTACTGGGTATGTTTACCTTGAGGTGATGGCTGAGGATGAGGAGGAGGCTATGGAAAAAGCTTGGGAGACTGAGGCAACTCTTGAAGACGTGGCTGAGTGGGAGACTATTGAGCAGGTCTGCAAAGGTAATGTCTGTTATGCCGTAGAAAATAAAATGTACGCCGAAGAGCTTGAAAACGATCCAACCTGAGAAAACATAAATGTCAAAAAATATCTTCGCTGCAAACGCCGCCCTCTACTGGGCGGTTAACATGCCCGTTATCCCGCTTCATTCGATGGAGAAAAAGCCAATACCACTAGGCTGGCAAAAACTCCACGACACAATGCCCGATGAAAAAACTCAGACTCAGTGGTTGAAGCAATACCCGAACGGTAACATTGGCTTGCCACTGGGTAAGCAATCCCGAGTTGTGGCACTCGACATCGACACGACAGACGAAAGCTTGATTCGCCTGATCGAGCAAACTCTCCCTAGCTCACCGTGGGTTCGTTACGGCAAGAAAGGTAAAGTTCTCGCTTACCGCTACACAGGGCAGAAAACTTTCCGTATCAAGGCAACAACAGGAGAGACGATTTGCGAGTTGCTGTCTGAGAAGACTCAGGTTGTGCTACCACCTAGCCTACACCCTGATACGAAACTACCTTATACGGCAAACTGCAACCTCTTCGACGTGGTTGATAACCTATTAACTTTGCCGAGTGATATTGAAGAAAAACTTCGTGCGGTAATCAGTGACTACGGCATACCTCTATCACGCTCAGGTCACTCAAAGCTGACCGAGTACATCAGTTCAGGTAGCCGTGACACAAACCTGACCGAAAAGGCAGGCTTGTTTGCTATGGCGGTAATGCGTGGAGAAAGAACGCTTTTAGAAGCACTCGGTATGCTTCAATCCTATGCGAATGAGTTTATCCAAAATGTTGTTGGCGACTCAATGGACATTGAGAAGCACAAGAAAAATCTCATTCGATTTTTAACAAGAGATGTGGTTGAAAAGAAAAAAATCCTGCCTGAAGGCTGGGACACGGGGCTGACCGACGAGGACAAGCTCGCTCTTTGCCTAAACTTCGACCGCGATACAGAAGAGTGGAAGTGCCAAGATATTCTCACTTACCTGAAAGAAACATTTATCAAAGACGAGGGCTTGGGAACGTCCCTAAGCATGGAAGCGGCTGACAAAATCCTAAGAAAGCTTGCGTACTCCAAAAACTTAAACCGTATGGAGATTGAGCGAATCTTGACGTTGATTGTGAAAGAGAGCGGGTTAGGGGTAAAAATCGGTACGCTGAATCGCCAAATCAACGAGATTAAACGCGAAGACGGCATGGCGGGTGCAAACCACACAGAGATTGCTGAGGCTGTTTTGCGGGATATGGAAGAACTATTCGATTTCGCTTTCGACCGAGGCCACTTTTGGAAGTTTAACGGCAGTCATTGGGAGGTTATCAAAGACGCATGGTTGATACGCCACATCAGCCAAAACTATGGCATGTATGAGGCGGCCAAGCGTAATGGAGATATGAAGGGAATTTTGTCCCTCATGCAAAGCCTAAGCCCACAGGACTTGAAAAAATCAAACCTCGAAGGTGTGAATTTCGTTAACGGTTTCCTGACTGACAAGCTGGAATTGCTGCCACATCAAGCCAGTTTTGGTATGACGTACACGCTGCCGTTCCGTTACACCGCGCCTGAAAATCCAATCAGCTTACATCACCAGGCACCGCTCTTTTCTGATTTTCTGGAAACGTGCTGGGGTCAGGACATGGACTTTAGCGAGAAAGTTAATGCTCTACAAGAAGCCTTACTCGTCTCCCTGTTCGGTTGGGGTAGTGAGTATCAGCGGGTAATTCTACTGCATGGGGTAGCAAAGTCAGGTAAGAGCCAGTTGCTCAACATTGCGAGCGCACTGGTTAGCGATGACGCGAGGAGTGCGGTGAACCCGAACTCTTGGAGCGAGCCGTACACACCTGCTCACATGGTCGGCAAGCTGCTTAACATTGCAGGCGAACTTTCGGAAGAACGCAAGATTGATGGCCAGCGGTTTAAGGACATTGTAGATGGCTCGGAAATCACTTGCCGTATGCCGTATGGTGAGCCGTATCGCGCTCGCATCACTGCGATGCACTGGTTTGGCAGTAACCACATTCCAAAGACAAAGGACACGAGTGAAGGCTTTACCCGCCGTTGGTTAATCCTGAACTTCAATAACCCTGTACCTGAGTCGAAAGTTGAAATCGACATTGCAGGCAAGATTATTTTGCAAGAGCGCGAAGTCATTGCAGCGTGGGCGATCCAAGCCATGCCGCGCCTTGTTCAGCAGCAAGGCTACACGCTGCCGAAGACACACATGGCGGTAATGGAAGAGATGGCATGTATTAACAACATCGTGAGAGCGTTTGCCAAAAACTCAAACGAACTCGCTTTCGAGCCAAATCTACAGTTGACGGAGAAGAAACTTTACGAGCTATTCTGGGCGTGGGCTATGACACATGGCTCAGTACGGATGATGGACATTGGGGAATTTAGACAACGGATGCGCGAGTTAAGTGTCAGTATGGGGTTTGAGATCGAAACAAATCAGGATACGGGGGCTGCTGTGTATCATGGTGTTGGAATCAAAAAGACCAAAGGGGGCGCGTGATGAAAGAACTCATTCTCACGACCTATAGAAAGGCGAAGCTGTTAGGAGGTGTGTCATGTTAGGTATTGAAGTTAACCTCCAAACAGGTTCGGTACGCTTAAACCTTGGGCATTCCACAATTCCACTGACCCCCAACTTCTCAGATGTTGGGTTTGAACGGATTAGCCATAAACACGTTAGCCTGTTTCAGGCAACGCAGTCGCGGTTAAATCAAATCAGCGATACCTTGTGGCAAGAGTTCGACATCAAGGAGTATCGACGGGTTCGACCACTGTTGCCGATTCCCTACCTGACAGTGCTAGGAGACATACCTCCCGTTGTTATTCTCGACCATGAGCCAATGCTCTTCAATACTCGGGAGCCGAAAGCGTTGGGATTTACCGACTTCAAAGGAGTGTTAGGCCGAACAAATCTGCTCCCCTTGGTAGTGGATGCCAAAGTATTGCGCGGAGCTAACCGTGGTTTGAAAGACCTAGCTCGGCTACCGAGAGAGAGGCCGTTAATCATGGTGCTAAATGACGAGGATATGCTTCCGATACATGGCCAGTACCTCAAAACACTGGTACGGCACCCTGAAATGACCTCATTACACGAGCTAAGTCTTTTGAAATTCTGGGCTTTGAAGTTCTATGAGGTGATAAATTTTGGTGAAAGGGAAGAGCTGGATGAGCTGATACGGCTTGAAGGGCAAGCTTTTAAGCGAAAAACACGGATAGAGTAGGTCGAAAAGCGAGGGTTTTCTATGTGAAAACCCTCAAAATTAACTAAAAAACTGAGAAAAGGGCAGGAAATGTCAGCAGAAACCCTAGTTAACCCCATATACTTAAGCAGTTTTAGACCAAAAAAGGCAGAACCCGAACCCACTCCGATACCAGTCAATGCTTATGAAGTCGCCGCTCTGACAAAGACCGAATATGTTAAGGCGTTGGCCGTAGCAACAGAGGCGTTGACAGCGGAACTGGTTAACTTGGCCACTACACCTGCTCGCTTAAAGATTATCTTAGAGAATACGCCGCATTCAGGTATACGACATGCGATAGCACAGAAACTCGGTATTCATTTGATTGTTGACGGTCAGGATTACACGTTTGCGACACCCACGAAGAGAGGCGTTGCCCTCAAAAAGCACCTGCAAAACTTATGTATGTTATTTCCCAATAGGACG